GTGAGTCGGCGATGTACGCGACCGCCCTAGGCAAGCAACTAGAGCCGATCGACGTCTATCACAAGACGCCCGAGGGATCGTTCTATCACATCAACCGATATCTTTTCAAAGAAGATGACCCCACGGCTTGGGTGAACCGGACGTTCAATAGCTACAAGTCCGGCATCTTTTGCCCGCTGATTGACGATGACTGGAAAGAGAAGCTGGTCAACTATCTCGACTACATCGCGATTGTTCGCAAGAAGTACAAAAACAAGTATCTCTGATGGACATCGAGAGCTTTCGGGCTTACATCGCCGGTAAAAAAGTGCTTTTGGTCGGAAACTCGACCGAAATGATGAATTACGAGAACGCGGCGCTCATCGACGGCTTTGATGTTGTCGTCAGGTTCGGTCGCGGAATCGATTATGACGATCGGCAGGCGATCGCCATCGGTAAGAAGCTGGACGTCTGGGTCACGGGAGGGTTTAGGGTTGATATGCTGAACTACCCTAAGTTCCGAGACATGACCAAAGACGCCAAGATTTTGTTTAATAGGGCGCGTCTACACGTCACCAAGCCTTTGGCGATCAACCCGAATTTAAAAGACTATTTGGCGATGTTTGAAGACAGTGAGATTCTGGATTTCATGTCTTGCCACGGTATCAATGATGGCGACAAGGACGCTCACCGATTTTCTGTAGGTATATGGGCGATGAAGTTTTTTATCGAGAAGGTCGCGACCCAAAAGTCGCTAACCATCATCGGCTTTGATTTTTTCGCCAAGAAGACAAATAAGATGCGAGGGGGTGACTACGAGCCAAGTTCGTGGCATCTTCCGATTTCTACTGGCAAAGCGGAGACGCACGACCACGACCAAGAAGTCGCCGTGGCGCAGGCGTTTGAATCCTCTGGGCTTCTGGAGTGGATAAAGCTATCCGACCTAAGACCGGAGTTTATAAACGGCTCAAAGTACGGGAATTTTTAAATGCGCTACAAAGATATATATGTGCAAATGCACAAAGACGGTCACTTCGCTGGTAATTCGCTTAGGTTTGGCTATGTGGAGACCTTAGAGCGGGCGATCAAGGGGTTAAATTGTCGAACGATGCTAGATTACGGTTGCGGCAAGGCGCAAATGTATCGTCGGTATAAGTTCCACAACTTAATCGGCATTGAGGATCATGGGCTGTACCTATACGACCCAGCGGTGCCAAGGTATGACTACCTAACGAAGGATTTAGTGGATGCGGTGATCTGTACTGACGTTCTGGAGCATGTGCCAGAGGATGAGATAGACGTCACCCTGTCGACTGTCTTCAGTAAAGCGAAGAAGATGATTTTCTTCGTTGTCTACTGCGGTCTGGCTAACAAGACTTTCGACGACGGCACAAACGTTCATGTAACGGTCAAGCCGCCGGAGTGGTGGGGCGCCAAATTCGACGCTCACAACGTAAACGGCATCAAGGTGATGGCGAAGTACCTTTTCCCGCTGAACCCAGAGAAAGACATTCTGAACACGGCGCAAAGGGTTTCTGATGCTTAATGTCGTTATCGGCTATGACCGAGAGAACCGAATCCCCGCCTACACTTGCGCAGAAAGCATCATGCAGAACGCAAGCGTCCCAGTGGCGTTTACTTTCTTACACAGGGACATGCTAAAGCAGTATAAGCGGGAGCGCGGGGAGTTCGAGTCTACAGAGTTCAGCAATAGCCGATTTTTGACGCCTAGCCTCTTTGACTTCAAGGGATGGACGCTGTTCATGGACAACGACATGATCTGTAAGGCGGACATCGCCGAGCTTTTTGGGATGGCTGATGAGCGATATTCGGTCATGTGCGTAAAGCACAACCAAATCGTAAATGGTCCGACCAAGTTTGGGGGGCACCGACAGGAGAGCTATTCATTCAAAAACTGGTCTAGCTTGATGTTGTTTAACAATGCAAAATGCCAAGCGCTGACGGTCGACTATGTCAACACGGCGCACGGGCTGGACTTGCATCAATTTAGGTGGCTTGGCGACCTAGACCTTATCGGCTCTCTGCCATTAGAATGGAACTATCTTGTGGATAACCGCAACCAATCGGTGGCGGCGCCTAAAATTATCCACTACACAGACGGCGGACCGTACTTCAAGGAATACGACTCTTGTGGGTACAGTGAAGATTACAAGGCGATCTATTCGTTGATTAACGACTATCAGAGGGGTTAACGATGGCAATCATCACCAGAGCCGGTAAAGGTTCAGCGCTAACGCATGCAGAGTTAGACACCAATATCACAGAGAACATGCAGGGCGGTAATTTATATACCGATAGCGGCGCCTATTCCTTTGGACCCAATATTAACTACAATATTTGCTCGATGAATGCAAGCACCGTTAGGGCAAGATATGCTCTGCGAGACATTGCCATTACCGGCGGTCCAGCTGTTTTCTATTTTGCGTTTTTTGGGAGCACTAACATTAGCCTATTCGGGTTTCAAAGTCGTTTCACTACCACATCGACCAATGGTCAAGCCTTTACGAGGTCCGGCAGTAATCAACTTACGGTTTCTGGACCATCGGCATACATGGTGCCACAAACCGCAGTTTTAGAGATAGAGAGAGCCAGATCGACTTTCGGCTCAGGAACCACACTATATGACTTTCGCTTCACTGCAAGCAGTTACACGAGTTCATATCAATGGATCGGGTCCGGACGGGTTCTGTGTGACCCTAGTGCGTATGTGACTGGAATCGGTTTCCGAATGTCAGGTTATAGCGGTACGGCGTACTGCACAACCGGCTATACCCAAGTCTAAGGAGGGAATATGTCAGAAGAATCAACTTCTCCAACGCCGGAGCAGATCGCGGAATTTGAAGCCTACGTCCGACAAACGACTACCGTCCCAGAGTGGACGCCTTACGACCAGCGCAGGGAGATGGAATATCCTCCCTTTACAGATTATCTAGACGCCGTCGTCAAAGGCGATCAGGCTCAAATGCAGGCGTACATAGACGCTTGTCTAGCTGTTAAAGCTAAATATCCTAAACCAACGGCTTAAGGGACAAAAATGGCATCAACCCTTAGATTAAAAAGAGGCGCTACAGCGGCGTCAGACGCATTTACAGGGCAATCGGGCGAGGTAACTGTTAACAGCACGACCAACGCCATTGTGGTGCATGACGGTTCAACGGCTGGCGGCTTTCCTCAAATGCGGGCTGACGGAGCCAATTCTCAGATATCTCTTGGACTTGTTTCTATAGACTATTACGAAACGGCGGGTAACCACACTTGGAGTAGACCGTCAGGCGTCAATTACATACTCGTCGAGATTCAGGGCGCCGGAGGCGCTGGCGGAGGCGGTAGCAATGGATGGACCAATACTTGGACTCCCGGAGCGGGCGGCGGCGCTGGTGGATATATCAAATTCTGGTATCCACTAAACGCCGGAATTTCCTCTTTTAGTCTCGTTGTCGGAGCCGGTGGAATTGGCGGACTTTCAAATGGTCCCGCGGGTGGCAGTAGCAGTTTCGGCAATTTTGCGAGTGGTAACGGCGGCGGAGGTGGCATCGGAACCGCTCCAATAGATTATCCGGGACCCGGTATAGGTGGTAGTGGCGGTACACAGCCGGGCGCCGTTTCCGGCTTAACATTGGTACCCGGTCAAGATGGAACAAGGGGTTTTCTAGTGACCACAAACAACTATTCCGTTCAGGGTGCAGGAGGCAACTCTTTTTTAGGCAAGGGCGGTCGGCTGGGCGGGATTGGTGTAGATGGCGTGAAAGGTGGCGGAGGTAGCGGGGCGCATTCTTCCAACTGGGGAGGAGATGGCGGAGACGGATTGGTCATAGTTTGGGGATATAAATAATGTACGCACTAATTAAAGATGATGTCGTTGTTGGTATTGAACCGAGAGTTTTCGACGCCCCGAGCTTCTATACATTTGCAGAGGCTCCAGAGGGCTGTAATATCGGCTGGGTGGTCGTTGACGGAGTTATAGTTTCTCCCATTGACGCAATGCCCGCTAGCGAGCGTGAGGCGCTTAAGCTGTCTCAATTGCGGGAATACAGAAACAGGCTATTAGCCTCGACAGACTATCTCGCTCTGAGCGACAATACGCTAACGCCGGAAATGGCGGCTTATCGCCAAGCGCTGAGGGATATAACTAACACCTACACGTCTATCGATGACGCGGTTTTTCCAGAGAAACCATAAATAAGGATTAGTCATGGCTGGCTATAACATCACAACCCAACCCGCTACTGAGCCGGTGAGTTTGGCAGAAGCCAAGGACTTTTTGAGGATCGAGGATCGAGTCGACGAACGAATCATCAACATGATGATCAAGTCGGCTAGAGAGTGGGCGGAGAACTACACCGGACGGTCATTTATCAATCGCACGGTTACGCTTTATTTGGACTGGGTGCGAGATTTAGAGGAAAACTTGCTAGAGGGATGGTACGACGGCGCGGATATACCTCGCAAACGACGTTACATCCCCATGCCCATCGGTCCGGTTCATAGTGTGACTAGCTTTAAGACTTACGACGATAACGACGTCGGGACGGTTTTTAGTCCAGACAACTACTACGTCAACACGTCTGACCCGATCGGCAAGATCAATCTAAGAGACGGCGCAAGCTGGATCACCAATCTTCGTAAGCAAAACGGGATCGAAATTATCTATGTGGCTGGGTACGGCACCAATCAGAGCGACGTGCCGGAGTCGATTCGATTGGCGATGCTTCAATACATGGCGTTTAACTACGAAAACCGAGGCGATTACAGCGGAAACGCTATGCCGCCGAGCAGTATTGAGTCGTTGTTGCGACCACATCGCATCCTTAACTTCTCTAGTAACCCGTTCGGAGGATAAGCCATGTCTATAGGGGCGATGCGGCACCGAGTGGACTTGCAACAGAGGACACGAACATCGGACGGTGGTGGAGGCGTCGTCAGTTCATGGGGGACGACCGCTACTGTTTGGGCTTCTATGACGCCTAAAACAGGCATTGAGCGCTTTAAAGTCGGTCAGATTGAATCACCCATCACCCACATATTTAGAATTCGCTACAGGTCTGATTTCGACTCTACTTGGCGGATTAAGTATGGAGCTAGACTCTTCAACGTCTTGCGCGTCTTGAACGTGGACGAGCGGAGCGCCTATTTAGACGTCATGGCGTCCGAGGGGGTTGGGACATGAAAGTCAAGGTCAAGATTGTTGATAAAAGTCAAAACTCGATCAAGCAGGCTAGAGCGAAATACTCTTCGGCTTTGGCTAGCGTAATATTTCAGTCGGCTAACTTTTGCCGTAATCACGCGATCCAAAATATCGCCAGAGGCACGAAAACGGGTCGACTTTACACCCGTAACGGCATCCAGCATCAAGCATCAGCGGTCGGCGAGTACCCGGCGACAGATACGGGCGAATTGATAGCCAGTATCGCGGTAGAGATTGACGCCGATAAACTGGGCGCATCAGTCCAAGCCACCGCCCCTCACGCTGAATATTTGGAGTTTGGGACGTCAAAGATGCGGGCTAGACCTTTTTTACAGCCATCGGCAGAGGCAACTAGACCAAGAATGAGGGCATTTTTGCGAAAAGTGCTAGGCACCGGTAAGAAAGGTGGCAAAAAATGAGCCAACATAGCTTCAGCTTACAGTCGGTGGTGTACAGCGCCCTATCGTCTGATGGCGCCCTTTCTGATATTATCAACGGGGTGTATGACGACGTTCCAGAGGGGACGGCTTTCCCTTATGTGGTCATCGGTGAAGACACCGCCACTAACATTGGAACGAATACCATCGACGCCCTAGAGCATACGCTGACCCTACATGTATGGTCACAGTACAGGGGTAGGAAAGAAGCGAAGCAGATCATGTCGCGCATATATGAAATATTGCATAACGCTGATCTGCCCGCTACGGATGCCGTCTTAGTCAATCTTAGACAGGAGTTTGAGACCACTTTGGTGGAGGCTGACGGTTTAACGCGGCATGGTGTCATGAGATTCCGAGCCGTTATGTTTGATTTAACTTAAGAGGTACTAGACATGGCGGCTCAAAAAGGCTCTGCATTTTTACTTAAGATCGACACCGGCTCTGGCACTTTTGCCACCGTCGGCGGCTTGCGGTCTACTGGCATCACAATGAACGACGAGGCGGTCGACGTCACAACCAAGGACAGCGCCAACGTGCGTGAGTTGTTGGCTAATGGCGGCGTCCAAACCGTTAGCGTTTCCGGCTCTGGCGTTTTCACAGACGCGACCAGCGAGGCAACACTTCGGACCGCTTTCGGCGCGGCTAGCTTTAAAGACTTTCAGGTCATCATCCCTGATTTCGGCACCTACGAAGGCTCTTTCATGGTTGCCTCTTTGGAGTACGCTGGCGAATACAACGGCGAAGTGACTTATTCGGTGACGCTTGAGTCGTCTGGCGCCATCACGTTCACCGCCGCTTAATCGTTATGAGTTGGGTGGCTGTTGATATAGCCATAGGCGATGCCAAATGGTCGGGGTTTAGGCGCTCCGACCAGTCTGGCACCGTCTTGAGCGTCCCGTTTAACAGCGGGGTAAAAGCCGGTGACGTCTTAACTGTTGGCGATAAATCGTTTACAGCTATAAGCGTCACCAATTTTAATAACCGAAGTGAAGAGCTTTTGGTAGAGACCAAGGAGTCAAAAAATGACAAACCCACATCGCGGGGAAGTAAACGTAACACTGGCGGGGCAGACGTATCGAACAAAGCTGAATCTGGACTCGATAGCGAGACTGGAGAGTCAACTTAATAAAAGTATCCTAAAGGTCGCGCAAACCCTGTCAGAGGGCAATATGACCATAGCCGAAATATCCGCGATTTTGCATAAAGCCATTCGCGGAGGCGGTCAGGATATCGATATTAAGCAGGTGAATCAGCTAATTTGGGATGCTGGTTTGCCTGAGTCCATGAAGGCTGTCGCTGAAATTGTCGGCGGCATTTTTGGGGTTTCGGATGAATTGGGAAACGAGGGGGCGAACGTGTAGATAAACTCCCGTGGCGCCGGTTCCTAGAGATCGGCTTAGGCGTCTTGCAACTCTCGCCCGACGAATTCTGGGGCATGAGTTTACAAGAATTCTACGCCGCCTGTGATGGCGTCAGGCAGTTTAATTCGAGCGGTGAGAAAGCCCCTTTGACTCGTAACGAGTTACAAGACTTAATGGAAAGATATCCTGACTAATGGCTACACCAATCGACACTCTACTCGTTCGCATAGAAGCCGACCTAAGTGGACTACGGAAAGACTTAGACAAGGTCAAAAAACAGACCGAGGGCACCGGTAGCGCTTTTTCCAAATTGGGGGGAAAAATTGCCGGTGCTTTTGCGGCTATTGGGGCTGGCGCCGCAATCACTAAGCTCATAAGCGCCAATGCGACTTTTCAAAAGCTAGAAGCTAGCCTGATCACTTTCACCGGCTCGTCAGAGGCGGCGGCGGCTCAATTCGCCAAGTTACAGCAATTCGCGGCGACTACCCCATTCGCCTTAGATGAGGTGGTGGGCGGGTTCAACAAACTGGTAGCCCGAGGACTAGAGCCTACCATTCAGACTTTTGCGGCATTTGGCGATATCGCGTCCGGTACCGGTAAGTCTCTCGATCAGTTTGTAGAAGCCGTCGCAGACGCCGCCGTGGGAGAATTCGAGCGGCTCAAAGAATTCGGTATCAAAGCGAGCCAAGAGGGGGATAAAGTCAAGTTTACTTTCGGTGGCGTGACCACGGAAGTAAAGAAGGACTCAGAGGCGATTCTTGGATACTTAGAGAATCTAAGCGCGGCTGAATTTGCGGGTTCGACCGCTAGGCAAGCTGACACCCTGACAGGCGCCTTCTCTAACTTTGGTGACGCCGTAGACTCTTTTGCGGTCACGATCGGCAAATCCGGGGTAAATGACTTTATCGTCGAATTTACCCGAGGGCTAACTGACATTATCAGCCGCATGCGAGACGCTACCGCGGCTGGATTAAATCTGACGAGCATTATAAGACACGGACTTTTTGGCAAGAGCGGCACCGACAACCTTAAGGACGAGTTAGAGCGAACCGATCGAATCAGAGAAGTTCTCAAGCAAATTGACACCGCTATGTCCAATTTAAGGACAGAGCAGGAAATGAGTGGCGGCGGCTTTGTGGACACCCAAGAGCTGGAGCGAGTTCGTCAATTGCGTGAAGAGTTAAAAATGCTCTATGGCGTCGTTCGCGCCAATACTCGCGGGCAGGGCTTTGTCGATCCTAGGGCACTTGGCAGAGTTGGATCGATCGCGTCTCAAGAAAAAGCAAGCAAGAAGCCCGCCGAGGATGCGGCTAAAGCCTTAAAGGAAGAGAACGAGCGAATTGAAAAGCTGGTCAAGGAGACTCTGGGTCCAGACCTTATAAAGCGGGCGAAAGACATCAAGCAGATCATGTCGATCGTCGACGATCAGTTTTTTAGCGGCAAGATAGGCGTCGAGCAGTATGAGCAAGCCATGCAAAACCTCTTCAAAAGCACCGAAAAGGTTGGAGAGGCGGTAGAGGAAGTCAATAGCGCCCTAGGCTACGCCGAGGATATCAAGGCGGCGGTTGCTGAATTGATTACAGATAATGATGTCACTAGAGCTGACGCATACACCAAGAAAATGGAATTCTTGGACAGTCTCTATTTTGATCTGGGCTTGAGCGCTGAAGTTTACGACGCGGCTGTAAGGAAGCTGACAGGCTCGACGCAGTCACTAAGCGAGGTTAGCGACGAAATGACCACGGTTAACAAAGGACTAATGGACGCATTCTCAAGCGGAGCCAATCAAATGGCTGATAGCTTGGCTAGCGCTTTAGCCGGAATGGAGACGAAACTTTCGTCTTTTGGCGACTTCGCCCGATCAATTATCCAACAAGTTATCAGCATGTTTATCCGAATGGCGATTGTCAATAGGATTATGAATTCGGTCTTTGGTCTTTCTGGTGACAAGGCTTTGCCGACAATCCCGATACCGGGCATGGGTGGCAAGGCTGGTGGCGGTAGGATGCAAGCCGGGGTGCCGACGCTTGTTGGCGAGCGTGGTCCTGAGTTGTTTATCCCATCCAGCTCTGGCTCTGTTTTAAACAACATGAACACCAAAAACGCATTAGGTGGCGGTGCTCAGATCGTCTTTAACCAGACCGTAAACGTAGAGACGGGAGTGTCGCAGACCGTTAGAGCCGAAATGTTGTCTCTTTTGCCCGTGATAAAGTCTGACACCATACAGGCGGTAGCTGAGGCGCGTAGACGTGGCGGCTCTTTCGCGGCGGCATTTGGAGGTTAATAGATGGCATACGAGACATATCCGCTAGACTTGCCGACCAACGTCGGGATTGTGGGTTCAAATTGGGTTTTGAAGCGAGCTGTTGCTGTTTCTGCATCGCCTTTTAGCGGTGTTCAACAGGTGCAGGAGTACGACTTAGCCCTATGGCAGGCAACGATTAGCTTGCCACCCATGAAGCGGGCTAACGCCGCATATTGGCAGGCTTTCTATTTAAGGCTTCACGGCAGGCTAGGGACGTTTTTAATGGGGGACCCTGACGCCAAGCAACCGCGCGGCACGTTATCCGGCGGTGGGACTTTGGTCACAACCTCTGAGGTCGCTGTCTACGCGCACGAAATACCCGTAGTTTCTTCTAGGCTCAATGAAACAATCCTAAAGGCTGGAGATTACGTACAGCTCGGGACGGGTCTTTCTGCTAAGTTGCACATGGTTGTCTCGGATGCGACAACTAACGGCTCTGGTACAGCCACCCTAGTCGTAGAGCCTCAAATTAAGCAAGTCGTGCCTATCTCTGAAT